GTCCGCGCAGCGGTTGCGTTAGTGACCAATCCTGCCCCTTAAGCAGAGCCGCCGTTTCGTGAATAGTCTCCGAGACCGTCCATTGAAATTTTCGGAATAACAATTTCGTGAGCGTTGGAGCCTTTCTGAGTAAGAGACATATCGCCGTCAAGAACAGCGGTTTTAGCCGAAGCCTTATAAACATCGTCTATCTGGTCGATATATTTCTTAAAAAGAGTAATTGAATTTGCCATTTTAATATCCTTTCTTTAATTTTTCAGTCCCATAACCGACCTTGCTTTTGCAATTTCATCGGCTTTTGAACTGTTTTCACCGCTTACTGGCGGATTTACAAATTTTTCTTTCGGTTTGTAAACATCCCTGTCTTTTATTACCGCGGCATAAACATCACTGTCGGACTTTCCTGCGTTAGCCTTATCCGAAACAGCGGTTTTAAAATCCTCGTATATTTCCTTTTCGGCATAAGAATTATAGAATTCGTTATCGCCTTTAAGAGGAGCGAATCTTTCGCGCATGGTATTTTCCAGCTCGGCCGTCTGCTGTTCTTCCCTGCGTTTCGACTCTGCCGCTTCGAAGTCCGCAACCTTTTTCTGAAGCACTTCAAGCTTTTCCTTATCGCCGTCGAAGTTTTTGATTTTTTCGGATAAATCGTCATTAAGCTTTTTCAGCTCTATGATACGGTTTTTCTTGTCCTCAAATTCTTCGATTCCGCGATAGCTTTTTTTGACGGCTTCGTCAACCGTCTTTTTTTGGTCCTCGGTTAGCTCAACATTTGCCGACTTCAAAATTTCAAGAATATTTTCCATATTTTATCTCCTAATCATAATTTATTATCCGCGTTGTCCGCGGAATGGAAATAACGGGTATAAACCCTAAATTTATGATAACACGCATATATAAAAGTCAATAGCGGAACAGAAAAATATCAAAATACAAAATTGTGCGCAAAAAAGACTGCCTATAAAAGACAGTCTTTGACTAAAAACTCAAATCACATTAAAAAGGTTTGATTCCTATTACCTCATAATCTTTGAGCGTAAGTTCAGAAAAACTTTTTTTATGGGTAAAACAATACTTACGCATTGCGGAAAAATCTTCCTCAAATTTTTCGCTGTGCTCTACAGAATTCGGCGGAGTAACGTATCCGCCTGCTTTTTCGGCTAATTCATCCAATTTGCGCATGTCTCTAATATCTTGCTCCGACATCATTCTCGCTCCTTTTAAAAATAATTTTTTGCTACGGAACAATAAACGAATTAAGCTCACGAATTG